CGGGCAGCGGGATCGCCAGCCAGAACCCGGTCTTCGAGCGGATCAGCGGGCCGGTGTCATGCGCGCCGACTATGACGGGCGCATTCGACCACACAAGCGAGGCGGCGTCGATTCTCTCGCCCGACCTCGGGAAGCTCTGGCTCCGGATCGAGTTGGCGAGCCGGGGCCCGAGCCCCGCGTCGGTGATCTGCGCGCGCCATGCGCTCTTCAGCCCGGACCCGGCCTCGCGCATGGCGGCGGTCACCGCGCGCTCCCCGGCCGCCATCATCGCGACGATGTCGGGATCGATGTCGAGCTTCAGTTTCATCGCGGTCACGCCGGGCGCAGGTCGACGGTCCAGACCAGCCGCTCGCGGTCACGGACCGGCTCGCCCTGGATGAGGAAAGCGTCGCCGTCGATCTCGATGCGGTCGCCGGGACGCGGGTTCGGCACCTCAGCCACGCGCAAATCGATCCTCGTGGTTTCGGACCAGAGCCGCGCATCGCCGAAGTCGGAGACGGCATCCGCACGCCGGGCGACGACGCGCACCAGGACGGGCGCGCCGCCGTCGGCGATGTAGACCGCGTCCCGGCCGATGTTCGGATCGCCGAAGAGCGCGCCGACGGCGGCGGCAAACGCGCTCATCAGAAGGTCGCGTTCAGGCGGATCCGGCCGATGGTGTCGCCCGCGCCGCTCGCCACCGCTTCGACGGCCACGCCGATCAGGGTGTTGTCGGTGGCGACCGTGGTGCAGCGCTTGTTGGTGTCGTCCCAATAGACCTTGGCGCCGACGGTCCAAGCCTGGGAGCCGACCTTGGTGATGTCGAAGATGCCGACGAGCGCGGTCTCGACGGGCTCGCCGAGGGCGGCGGCCCCGGCGGCGATGCCGAAGATGGAGCCGACGAGCAGGCCATCGCCGGAGGCGACGGCATAGGGCGCGGTCAGGGTGATGGTGTTGCCGGGCTGCACGCAGTTTTTCACGGGAATGGTCCTTTCTCAGACGCGCTGATTGGTCAGGTGTTTTCGGATGCGGCCCGTTTTCAGGGCGGCGACGTGGCTGACGGTGACGCCGAACGCCCCGGCCACCTCGCGGCGGGAGAACCCCGCGCCGAGGCAGTCGAGCATCCGGCTGCATTGATGATCGGTCAGGGGCGAGAGATGCGAGCGGTCGCCGCAGTGCATCGTGCCGTGATCGCGCTTGTGTTCGATGTTCTCGCGCTGCGTGACATAGGCGAGATTTTCGGCCCGGTTGTTGGACTTGTCGCCGTCGAGATGGGCAACGACCAGCCCCTCCGGTCTTGGCCCCAGAAACGTGGTCGCGACCAGAATGTGCAGGGCGATCCGCTGGCGGCTGCCTGCCGTTTTGCGGACCAGCGTGTGGTGCAGATACCCCTCTGGGTCACGCCACGGCTGACGCAGCGCCCAGTCCCGGCGATCCAGCCAGCGAGAGCGCACGCCGCGCGGGATCCTGCCTTTGCGATGCGCGCTCCAGACCTGACCGACCAGGTCGATGTGGTAACCGGGGAAACCGGAGATCGGCACCGCGCCCTGTCGATCATCGATCGTCATGGGAGCCAGCCGGACCTACGCCCCGGGATTTTTATAGAGGCCGCGCCAGTCGATGGCCTTGGCGCCGAAGTCGAGGCGGCACTTGATCTCGACGCCGTCGACGTCGAAGCCATTGCGGGTCTCGATGTAGGCGCCCTGCTGACCCTCGAGATAGGCGTACTCGATGGTGTCGATCTGGTTCGGGCTGGCCGCCAGATACCAGGCGGTCTCGCTCGCCGCATCGAGCCGCGGCTCGCTGATCGGCGCCAGCGTCCGGATCGACTGCGGCACAACGCTGGACGTCGCGGCGGGCACGAGGTTCTGCGCGACCAGCTGCTCGGCCTTCAGTTCCAGCGAGGCGGGCACGATCAGGAAGGCGGGTCGGACGTTCAGAACCGTCTTCTTGTCGAGGCCGGTCTGCTTGGCCATCGCCGCGCGCGCCGCGCCCACCGCCTCGACCGCCAGCGCCGTGCCGGTCCCTGCGAGGTTCTTGTGGGTGGTGTGGAACAGAGCGTTGCCGTCGGCCATCGCCGGGTTGGCGGTGATGATGCCCCAGACCACGTCGGACTCCAGCTGGGCGATGGAGTTGCCGTACATCGCCGGGATCCGGTGAAGGCGTCGAGATCGTCGTTGATCAGCGTCTGGCGGGTGATCGCGACCACCCGGCCATAGGTCTTGACCTTGTAGCTCTCCTTGCTCTCGCCGAGCGTCCCGCGCTTGAACTCGCCGCTCTCGCCGACCTCGAGCAGCTGCGGCGCCTCGCCGAGCTGCACGCGGTTCATCGCCTTGAAGTCGGTGGCCAGCACCTGGCGACAGAACAGCATGAAGGTGCGGGGATAGGCCTCATAAGCCTGCCGCAGGGTCTTGTTGGTGACCGCCGACAGGATCTCGGGGAAGTCCGAGGTCGAGTGCAGCGCGCGCGTCGCCACCTCGTCCCGCGATAGGCCCCGCGTATTGACCCCAGCATTGCCGAGGCTTTCGCGGGCGAGCTCCATCAGCGTCATGCCGCGGTACTCGCGGGCCGCGTCCTCCAGCGGGAAGAGCGTCGGGCTGTAGCGGTGCAGCAGCGCATTCGCCACCGCGTCGCGGCGGGTGATGCGCTCGTCCCGGCCGCCGAGCGGGACGGAGACATGGGGAAAGGTCCGGGTCTCGTCGGATTTGGCGGCGACCTGATCGAGGATCAGGCGGCGGGACTCGTCGACGCTGACGCCGCGCTTGACCAGATCCTCGGCGAAGCCGCGCTCGAGGTTCAGGCGGCCCGCCAGATCGTAGATGGTGGAGACGCGGTCGCGCTCGGCCTCGCGGGCCCGGGTGGCGACCGCCTCGGTGTCGGGCGCAGGTCCTGCCTGCGTCTTCGGCTGGGTGCGCGTCTCACTGGCGGCGGCCTTCGGCTCGGGCGCAGCCGGTTTCGGCTCGGTCATGGCGGTGTCCTCGGTTTCGACCGGCTCGGTCGGCTGGGTGGTGGCGGGGGTTGCGGCGTCGCTCGCCGGGGTCTGGGTCTGGTCCGTCATCGGGGATGCTCCTTGCGGTGTGTGGGCGTCCCGGCGGTGAAGGACGCAGTCGTGAAGGGGATGCTGGGCGCGGAAGCCCGCGGCGGGGTCGGCGCCGACCGCGACGGCGGAGACCTCAAACGGCGTCCAGTCCACCGCGCGCCAAAGCTCGCGGGCGGCCTCGGGTTTCGAGACTTCGAAGCGGTGGACCTGATAGCCGATGGAGACCGCGCGGATGTGGCCTGCCTGGATGTCGCGCCAGATCGGCTCGACATCGGCGCGTTCGCTGATCCGCACCAGCGCGATGCCGCGTCCGTTCTCGATCCGCGCCGAGCCCGGCACGACCGAACCGATCACCGCGTCGAGCGTGTCGAGCTCGTGCACCTTCAGGAACGGCGCGCCCGCGTTCAGCCGGTCGAGCCGCACATGGGCCGGATCGAGGCTCAGCTCCTCGTCATAGGGCTCGCCAAAGAAGGTCGCGCGGCGGACGCGGGCCCCGGCCGACCAGACCACCTCGACGGTGCGGGTGTCGGCGTCGGCCGTGTTCGGCGCAAGCTCCGCCGACCGGCGCATGGCCGGCAGTTCGATCATCGTGTCCATGAAGGTCAGTCCTGTTGGTCGGCCTGCGCCGGGTCTGTATCCGCGTCGGCGGCCGGGTCGTCGGTGTCTGGTTCGTCGGCGGCCAGATCGTTCGCCGGATCGCTGGTCTGCGCGCTGCCGGTCTTGGTGACGCGGCGCGGATCGCTGTCGAGCACCAGCCCGAGCGCGTCGAGCTTGGCGTTGGTCGCGGCGATCTCCGCCAGCACGGCGTCGGGATTGCGGCCCTGTTTCGCGATCACCTCGGCCAGCGTCATGGTGCCCGACCGGATCGACAGCAGGTTCGCCATCGCGTCCTTCTGCGGATCAACGGCCTCGAACTTCGGCGGCGACCACTCGACCGGTACAATCGGCGACGGGATCTGCCCCGCCGCCCATGCGGCCTCGGTGAACCACCGCCACACCGGCGCACAGAACATCGGGATGAAGAGCTGCCACTGCACCGCGTCGATCTGGCGGCGGAACTCGACGAGCCCGGCCCGGATCGAGGAATAGTTGACCTGGGACAGGTCCCCGGTCAGCAGCTCGTAGGGCACGCGGAACCCGGCCGAGATCGTGTGCAGGCTGGCGCGCTTGTATTCGCCATAGCCGCCGGTGGCCGAGGGCTGGTTGAACCGGATGTCCTTGCCGCCCCGGGCATAGGCGATCAGCCCCGGCTCGAACTGCTCCACCCGGTTGCCATCGGCATCGACCACCGAGGGCGCGATGCCCTGCTGCGCCTCCTCGTCGCCGAAGACGATGGCGGTGACGCAGGCCTCGGTTTTCTTGCGGACGAGTTCCGCAACTTCGTAGTCGTCGAGATCGCGCAAGGACCGCATGACCGGCGCGCCCCAGGGAACGCCGCGCGCCTGCGTGCGCTGCTTCTCGTAGACATGAGCGATCTCTGTCGCCGGGACCGGGCGACTCTGCAGACCGTTCTGCAAGGCCCCATAGGCGTCGCCGGGATGCTCCGCGTGCAGCCAGTAGGCCCGGCGCTTGCCGACCGGGTCGAACTCGATCCCCTGCACCAGCCGCCCAGAGCCAATGGCGCCGGATTTGGTGGCGTCGAGAAAGTCGGCCTCCAGCACCTGCAATTGCAGCGGGACCGGTAAACCATCGCTTGCCCGCCGCAGCCTTCGACGGACCAGGACTTCGCCCGCCTCGACCATCTCGCGGCAGATCAACGTCTGCAGACCGTAGAAGTCGAGCTGGCCATCGGCGTCGCACTCCGCCGTCCAGCGCTCGAAGAGCGCATCGACCCTTCGGTCGAGCTTGTCGTCACCACTCGCGGCGCGCGGCATGATCCCCGCGCCGATGATGTTGTTGACCAGCACCGCCACGGCCTTGGCCGCGTGCGGATTGTTGCGCACCAGATCGCGCATCCGGTCGCGCAAGAGCGCCCCGGCCACGCCGATCTCGGTGTCGGCCGAGGATCCCGGCGCGCGCCAGCCCTCCGTGCGCCGCCCGCGCGCGGCCCCGTCGTAACCGCGCGTCAGGGTCTCGAAGGCCTGACGCGCCATCACGCGGCGGGCGGCCATGCGCGGCGCCACCGTGGCGATGGCGTGGTCGAACCAGGTCGCCGACATCAGCGATCCCCGCGCGAGAAGCCAGCCAGCCCCGCCACCGGCAGCGGACGGGTGGTGCCCGCGATGGCGCGCTCGATGGTGCGGATGCGGGCCAGCAGATCCTCGGCCGAGCCGTAATCCACCGACTTGCCGTCATAGCTGACCCGGGTCGTGCCGCTGGCATAGGCCCGGCGCAGCGCCGAGAGCTCGGTTTCCGTCCAGTCGGTCATCTTGAGAACCATCCTTCACGTCGCCCGAGCCAGTCGGAGCGGCGCTTGCCCAGCGGGGCCTGTCCCGTCCGGTGGATCTGCCCGGCGGGATCGGTGTCGGTGGGGGCGGCCCCGAGCTGATCCTCGAGGTCGCGCCATTTCTCGTCGGGCCAGCGGTCCGCGCCCGCGATCCAGGCGGCGGCGCGGGCATAGACCCGGCAGTCCAGCGCCTCGTTCCGCTCGCGCAGCTTCTGCCATTCCAGCCGCGCGAAGCCACGCTTCGTGCGCACCGTCACCAGCTGCTCGGCCACGAACTGCTTCAGCCATTCGTTCTCGACCCAATGCGGCAGGTGCACCGAGCCGGGCGGGAATGCCGCCCCGTCGGCGTTCGGCCGGCTTACGCCGCGCCACTGGCGCGACGGTCCGGCCTCACCCTCCTCGGTCGGGCGCGCCAGCCGCAGGAACCGGTAGGTCTCTGCCTTGAAGGTCGACACCGCCACGGTCCAGAGCCGGGCTCCGCGCCGCAGCCGCTTGCCGCCCTCGGTCGCGTCGACGAAGGTCGGGCCCGACACCGGGCTCGAGCGGTTGAACCCCTCGACGCCCTTGACCGGCGACACCTGCGCGAAGCCTTGCGCTCGCGACCAGGCATAGACCGCCGGGGCCTCGTAGCCCGTGTCGATGGCGAGGCGCGCGATCCGAAGATGCGCCCCCCGCTCGTGCGGCCAGCTTCGGTCGAGCAGAGCCGTCAGTTCTGACCAGACGTCATGCCGGTCGGGCCCGCCCTCAATGACGACGTGATCGACGAGCCAGCTTTCCAGCCCGCGGCCCCAGG